AGTTGGCGATCGGGCTTCAACTACCAATACAAGATGGCGGAACTTATTCCCCTAAGGTATTTTATTAGGTTCTCTCGACCCGATCATAAGTGATCTTTACCTAGATTTTAGGTACAAAAAAACCGCTTTTGAATCGGAGCGTTTGATAACCGACTTGTATTGTTAGTGCGGTTATCTTAATCCGAAGTTTGGTGCGGTGTCAATAAAAAATCCCACGTTGTGAAGTGGGATTTGAAAACTATTTACTCTTTAATTTTTATAAATCATCAACGCTTAATGGATTTGATTTCCAGCGTAAAACAAGAATTTCTAAATCTTTAAATAGCGTATCTTTGCGTTCTTTATCTCGAATACTCATTACTGTTGGTGATACAGCATCCCATAACTTTATAAAATTTGAGCAATGTAAGCGTTTAAATAACTGTTCATCTAAAATTCCGTGATTCATTGCTGAAGCGTAAAACTCGTAACGATTTAATACCAGCAGAAGCGAGCTGCGTTCATTCGCCTTTTTTCCATCTTCATTTTGGAAAACGGTAAACAACTGATTTCTATCCTCTCTAACTAAGATGAAAATCATATTACTGGCTTCAACAAGATCTTTATCTTGATAATCACCTAAAACAACATCAAGTGTAGCTCTTTCTTTTGATGTTTTACGGGTTGATGTTATTGTGCAAACGGCAATGATAGCGGAAATAAAAATGACTGCACTTTGTGTGACTGAAGTCCAATCTTGCAGGGTTAATCCATTAAGATCAATCGGTTTATAGTATTCTTTGAAAAGCAAAAATCCGCCAATAAAAAAAGAGATTAACGATAGTGATAACGTTAACCCCTCTTTTCTTTTTACTGCCTTAAGCTGTTTGATAATTTTAGCCATTCCAACCTTCATTTAAATTTAAACTTTTCATTGTTACCTCCTATGCTTTTTAGACTAAAAAAGCCTACTAAAGTTCAGTAAGCCTAATTAAAATCTACGATTTTAGTTAAAGAACAATGATTGCTTTCGCCAACCACGTGTAATTGTGCTCATTATAGTGTTGCAACTTTATTTTTACAAATAAATATTTGCGGAATTGTCAAAATAAATAACAAAACAGCAAAAGTGCGATTATTTTCTTACTTGTTTTGGATTAATTACAGGCAACACAGGCACAAGTGGTTTTGCTGTTGTTGCCGTTGTTGATGCGCTACTGCGGTTTTCATTTAATGTTGTGGTGATTTTAATCATATCCCCCCCTAAAACGGAATATCGTCATTAAACCCATCTTGTTCAGCTGCTGCGCTTAATGGGTCGAGTTTTTCTTTGTCTTTGGTTGGTTGTTGTGTTTCACTGCTTGCCTTGCAGTCTAGCATTTCAAACGATTGTGTCGCTACTTTAAGTGCGGTGCGGTTATTGCCGTTTTGGTCTTGCCAGCTTTCCTGTTACGCAGATTTTTGAGCCTTTTTGCAGATATTGTCTTGCTACATCAGCAGAGTTGCCGTGTACCACAATGGGTATCCAATGCGTACGTTTAACTGTATTGCCTTGTTTATCTCGGTAATCATCACCGATAGCAAGATTAAATGTGGCAATTTGCCCGCCATTTTGGAATTGGCGGATTTCTGGGTCACTGCCTAAATGACCGACTAATATCACGGTGTTGGTATTACGAGCCATTAGCTCATCTCCTGTATGAGTTGTTGATAATATTCTTGAGCAATTTCTACTCGCTCTTTGATTTTTTCGATGATTTTCTCATCACGTTTAATTGTGACGGTGGTGATACGTTTTTCTTGGGGGATTTGCTCAACCAAGTCAATGTATCGGCTTGGATCGTCATAGCTTGATAATTGGTCGTAAGGGGTAGGGAGAAGAACAAAATCAATTTGCGCTTCATCACAATCCCATAACCACATATAGCCTTGCATTTGTGCGTCATACCCAGCTTTTTTAGCTTTTTCTTCTGCCTCGTCAGCAAAAAAAGGGTGTGAGTCAATATCCCAAGAACACTTGGTGTCGATGATTAATTTTCGACTTGGCACATAAATATCGCACTCGCCTGTAATCCAATCATTTTCACGTCTTTCCGTGTTCTTTTTAAGAGGTAATCCACGTTTACGACCGCTTAACTTAATAGCTTGTTCTTCTAGTGCAATGCCTTTCTCGGTATATTTATTCCCCTCAAAATCTTGATAGCCAAACAGGTCATATTTAACTATCTTTCTCACCGCACTTTTTGCTGTAGCAGATATTCCGTTACCGCTTTTAGGCTTTACCATTAAATCAGCCAAGCCAGAGCATCTAGCTTTCAGCTTGTACATTTCCATTCTCAATCGCCTCTAATTCCTCAATCTGTTTTTGACTAAACTCATAAGCCCCGCTATCACAAAGTTCTTGTAGGGTGGTTTCGCCATTTTTAATGCTTTGTTTGCATTGTTCGAATGTGGTTTCATCAACAACCGCTAAAAACTCCGCTTCTTGAATATTGTCGGTGTAGTTGAACTCTTGATTTTCCACATCTTTCACAACGGCTTGGTCGGCTAATACAGCTTGTTGCATTTCAACAGAGAGTGGAGCTTGTTTTGATAGCAATAACTTAGTTACGGTTTTTAATGCCATTGCCTCGAAGTTATCGTGCCATACGCCATAGCCTTTTTTGAATGTTTGGCTGTAGCGTTGAGCGTGTTTGACGATGTCATCGTGACTCATATAGAGTTCAGCCGAAAAATCATTTACCAGTTTAAAATAGGCGTAATAGCCGATTGGGTTTTCGTTTTGCTCGGGTTCTTGCTCCCAGTCGAACTCAAAACCATTAATGAAATCCTTTTTGATAAGTTGCTTTTTGTACACAGGCAATGCGACTAAGCGTTTAAATTGCCCGCTACGCTGTACCAATTGGATAAAACCTTTATAGCCAATTTGGAATTGTGCTTCAGTTTTCTTTTCTTTGTTGTTTCTGAAAGGGACGATGTAGGCAAAGCCTAAGCCATTTTGTAGTGGTAAATTCAGTGTCGCAGCCATACAAGCCGCGTTAAAAATGCTCATTGGGTCTGCTGTTTTAAGCATTGCATTGCTATTGGCGATTTGCATAACACTTGTTGCAAAGGTTGCCGCATTTTTGCCAACAAGTTCCTTAATCTTATTTTGCACATTCGCACTTTCAAAAAATGTTTTAAGCGCAGGTGGCTGTTTATTTTGTTGATGTTGGACTTGGTTTGTCATCTCGCCCCTCCATTAATCTGGGTCATAATCATTCATTCTTGCGTGCAATTCACGCTCGGCGATTTTTTTAATTGCCTCTTGTCTATAAGGCTCATAACTTGCACCGCTACCAATAGCAAGCCAGAAATTATCGTTATCACACAACATTTCGGTGAGTTCGTGATAATGCGTTTGATCGCCTTGTTTTAAATCATTGTCGATTTCCGTGGCGACTTCATCTAAAGCGATTTCATAGCCTGCTTGCCAATCCACTTTACGTTGGTGAGCCGCATCGAGTTGATAGTAGTAATCATCGGAAGGTTTCATAGTTTGCTCCTGGCTCATTGATTTCAATCGGAAGTGATGTCTTTCGCAAAAATCAATACGATGTTGGCAATACTCGATATTCTTTTGCACTGCGGTATGGCGTTTAGCATCAGCCCAATTCTTTGCAGCCTCAAGGTAATGACCTTTCTTTTCTGCTTTTACTGCCGATTCTGCGTAGGTTTTGTAAGTCAGTCTCATTATTTACTCCAAGTGCGGTTAATTTCAGCTTGTTTTTGTGCGGTGTAAGCCTGTAGTTCTTTTTCTACTGCCAGCGTAAGATTAGGTGGTAAACATGCGCCGTTTTCATATACGCCACCTTTCAGTTCACACTGTGTCTCTTGTTGGACTTGTTGGCTTAATTCATTGTTGTGCCAGTCGGTAGGTTCATCGGCAAAACAGTAGGCGATACCGCCAATTAAAAAAGCGAGAGTAAAGGCGATAGCTGCTTTACAAAAGAATGGAATGGTTTCAGCGAATACATCAGTAAATTTTTGCATTTTGTTTCCTTTTTCGTCAATTTAGTGAATTTAAGGTGTAGCAATCCGCCACACGGTAAAGTGCGGTCGGATTTTCCGTTGTTTTTAGAAGTCGATTTTGACTGCTTTTGGATTAAAGCCTCGCAAGTGTTTTAATACACGCCAGTTTGTCATTGGGTCGATGTTAAAATCGCTTGTGATGCGGTTTAAGATTTGGTTTGTTGAACATAGCACGCTTAGATATTCGTAAGCCTGTCCATAGATTTGCCCACTCATATTCGAGCCTAAAACGTTAAAGGCTTTTTCAATATGCTGGAATGTACCGACGCCACGTTTGAAAGCGAACCACAACCAAGCAAGTTGTTGAAGTTCATATTCGGTAAATTCAAAGGTGTATTTCTCAGGTTCGGGCAAGACAAGCTGTTGCGGTTGTTGCAAGGTTTTTAATGTTCTTTCGCAACGGATGAAGTATTGGCGGATTTGTCTGCCTCGTTCGTTTCTTTCGACCATACCGAGTTCTTTGCCCATATCGAGGGTGATGTGATATTCCTTGCGTGGGCGTCCGTTGGTGCGTTCGGTAATGACGAGGTAGTCTTCATCTTGGATGAAACCATATTCGTTGATGCGGTTTTTGATCCAGTCAGTGTATTGCTGTTTGCTTTCTACGAATGCGTGAAGTTCACGAGCGTTGCAAAGTTGAACAGGTTGATTTTGGATTAAGCCGTTAAAAACAGGAATTAAGTTTGAGTGTGTCATTGTGATGTACTCTAAGTTAAGTTTTAAAACTCATCACGAACCACTGCGAATAGTTGGTGATGAACTGAATAGGATTCGCAGTACCG